TATTGATAAATCATCCCAATACAATATACCGCAAGTTCTAGGATAAGCCGCTTTTATCAATGCCGGGTTTAATGTATTTCCTAACCATGCCGGTTTATATGCTGCATCGCCGGGTTTGCTTTGACAACCTGATTCTACAACAAATATGGGTTTAGTAGCATTTAAAGCCGCTAATGCTGGATAGGTGTAAGTAATATTTGGATCATTCAAATATGAGTTAGTTGTAATTCTATTAGCATATATCTCATAACCCAAATTATCTACGCATTGGTGAGATACATCTTCAGGATACATCTGTGATAATATGGAAGATCCATTATACAAAATATTTCCATAAGATCCAACTGTAAACCAAAACCTAGCGTTTGAAGCTCCTCTTGTCTTAAACTTATTTACTATATACCTCCATGCATCCTTAAATGTAGTCGGTGTATTAAGTTGTACTCCATTCTCATTTTTTAGGTCTGCATACCAACCCGCTTCAGGAAAATTAACTGGATCATATGGTAATGGCCTTAGTTGTACATTTCTGTTGCCCTCCCAAAAGAATCTAATATGAACTATATGGTCTAAACTGTAGTTCTTTATGTTATCTATTAGAGTATTTAGGGCTGTATCATGACTTCCACTTGTCCAAGTACTATTAATCCAGTTTCGTGGATTATCCCACCTTCCTACAACTGATGAATTGCAGAGCATAAGAAGAGGTTCTCCACCCCTAGAAAATGCAGCATCTAACCAAGCCTTTATAGAAGTCCATGATTCAGCGGGCCACCAAACCAACTTAGGATAAATTGACATTTGTTTACCTACATTAGCCGTCCAATAATCATCATTTGCTAATGCAGCGGTATCTGTCATATCGTCTATTTCATCACCCGAAGGATGATGATAATTATACATTCCCCAATCGTAACTAGATGGCATTTATTCATTCTCCTTTTATTCTTTATTTGTGGTAAACACCACAAACTATTATATGCTTGTAAAATATTTAAGCGTTTTGGTGTTTTTATTCATTCTTTAATATCAAACATAGGGCAAATTTGGGTATGCTCCAAGTTATCAAGGCCACAAACACCGCTTCGCTTAATTCCTTCCTTACAAATTTTGCAGGTATAAAGAAGCTCCATATTATAAAATTCTGCTATGGGTATTTGCCGGTTGCCTATTGGCACAATACTAGAAATAAATGGCACGCACGTATTAAAATAAATGGTAAGCATGTTTCTTTAGGATTATATGATATTGAAGAAGATGCTGCCATTGCATATGATTGTGCAGCCATAGGATATTTCGGAGATTATGCCTTATTAAACATCTTGTTTAAAGACTAATTTATTTTTAAGTGTAAACTAATGCGCTGTTGCACTGTATTACTATTGATGCCTTAGTTACTCCACTCGGATCAAAGGTCTTGTCGAAGCTTTCCACATAGCCTGTGCCAGTGTAGTAATGCGTGCCTGTTGCATCCATGTTAATAACGCATACTATCGTGGTCTTAGCCTTCCATGCTGTATGAATAGCGGCCTGAGCCACATCGTTAACGATATCCATAACCACATCTGCAGATATGGACCAATCTTCAATAGTCGGGAATCTTCGGGTAAATGCATCACCCTGGCTTGTGATATCTACCAGAGTATATTTATCGGGCACCTTCAGAGAAGTACATAGACCGACTGTAGACCCGTTTACCTGCCATTTCGTATTATAGACCGGTGTTGCTGCAACTACCATAATTATCTCTCCTTATATTTTTATTTATTTAAATGTTGTGAAATTGCATACCGCGAGATATCTTAGTTTTGCATCAGAACCCATTAAGGTGCAATGCGATTGTGCGCAATCTATCAAAGTATATCCTGTAATTACTGTATTTTTGGTGAATAATACTCTGATATTTTCGCATAGATCTATCGCGTCAGTAGCGTTCGTATTTCTTACGAGTACTTGGAATCCAGGCTTATTAATATTAGTTCCACCTAGTATACTAATAGGTATTTGGCCTGATGTTCCAGTTACCACTATCACATTATCCGGCGTGTCTAACGGCGCATTCCTAAAAATATCAACGCCGCCTGTGGCATATCCAGCCGAAATAATCGCGGCCATCATATCCTCTGCTATGTCTATCATTGCATCGCCTCTACGCCTTCTTTTATGATATCTATAATATTTTGTTTATTTCTATTAAATGGGTCTTCAAGGTACTTGGCTTTTCCGACCGGGTGATAGAAGTACATTACTTCATGCTGCATGAGAGCATAATCCACCATGCCGCCGCCGAATTTAATTAGCACATCGTCGCCTTCATCCTCGATCCGGCCCGTTGCCCTCATCATGCCAGACTTTACCGGGCTTTCTCCTTGGGCTTCTTCTAGGACTATTTGCGCTCCTTCATGCATTTTAGCTTTTAGTAATGCTTTTATATCCTCTTCTAAGTGATCGTTCCATTTAATTTCAGCCATGAAGATCCCCTACTGTGGGACCGCCGGGTTCGTCACAAATGGAAGCTGTGGAGTTATCTGAGTTACTACTTTTACTTCTCCAGGGTAAGGTGTTGCTGGTGCTGGTACGTCAGGTGTTGGGTTTGCCATAGGTGGTATATCCTGTTTGGCTACTTCCACCAGTGCGGGTACGACTACTTTAGCTTCCTCTACGATAGGTGCTACTATTGGCTCCAGGTTTAAGATCTCTGAAGCTGAAGGGAGTTTGCCTGCTTTAAATTCGCTTACAATAGCCTGTCCCTGAGTGCTTAAGTAAGCTGCCTGAGAATTTTTAACCAGTTCCATTAACTGATCATTGAGTGCGCTATTTCTATGAGATGTAAAGTACTGCAGTGCACAAGCTGTTAAAGCTCCACCAATTGTAGTCTTAATGGTTACGTCTACATTTGGCATAACTGCCAGTGCTATAGTTGCTACTATGCAAAGAATAGCTCCAATAAATCCCTTAAGAGACTCGATTAAAGCTAATAATTTTCCCATTTTACTATTATCATCTGCCATTATTATTCATCTCCTAATATCCATCGATTGTTTCCTTTGTTGGAAGTCCACTTGTTTTCGTAGCGGTAAATTCCGTATACTCTACTAAGTCGGTACCAAGCTGGAAGTGCTTATCTACTTCGCTGTTAACTTTCCAGGCTCCATTTTGTCCACCGATATAGAATACATCGTTAAGATTAACGTTAATATCCTCGTCGATCCTAACTTTGAATATATTTGTTGCATCCAGACCTTTAGTCAGTTGTGAAAACGCTGTCCGTTGGCCTACTCTATGCACCATGCCGTCATAATAAATATAAGAAGTAGTCCAGGTTAGCGGCTCACCGATACGGTTTACCGTTGCTACTGATTTAACCGGGAATACTAGCTTATTATATGTGCCGCCTATCATGCTTTCGCCACAGTGCTATTTTTTACTAAGGTTCCGTCTTTCTTTGCTGTATATCCATCTGGAATCTTTACCACGTTTCCGTCTGCGTTAACTGTATAACCAGGCGGTGCTATATAAACTGCAGATGGAACGGTTTTATCTAATATTAGATCATGATCCAATTCTATACAGAATTGCAGATAATCCTCGGCTGTTGCTACCGCTGGCGTACTTGGATCTGCAGTTAAATGTAGTTCCTGATTGATAATGAACTTTCCGAGTGCCAGTGTTTCAGATTGCGTTATCGGATGCTTTGCGGTTCCTGTAGTGATAACACTTCCCTTAAATTCTGCATTTCCATTTCGGGAATCCATCATTACTACTGCATCGGTCGTTACTCCTAATACCAGAGCAAAGTTTGCGCTACCTGAGAAATTTCCTTTAATGTTAGTTGCTTCCAATTTATACTTATACCCATCCAAAGCAGAATATACTCCCACCTTGTAGGTGTTGCTATATGGCATACCCTTTACGGTCTTAGCATCCGTCACCATGAATGACGAATTGAATGTTAATGGTAATGCCTTACTGTTATCATCAAAACCCCATTGAGCATCCGCCTTATAGTTTACTGTGCCGTCTGCTACTGAGGCTATATCTGTCATACCGTTAAAGTTGCTTCGTTGTTCAAATGCGCCTACGCCTACTATGGTATTACTAAACGTGTTGCTGTGGCCTAGTAATGCTCCTATTGCTAAGAATACAAAAATCATCACACATAATGAAAAGAGTGTCTTAGCATCGTTTAAACAAACTTCCATCGTTTTCACCTCTTACCATGTTGGTGTCTGGGCTATTCCTACTATAATGAAAAACAGAATAGTAGAAGTAATACCCGTTAACCTACTTAGAGTCATTATTTCTTTCCTCCAAAAGTTATTCTAGTTATCGATGAGTCACAATTAGGACATTTCGGCCCTGTTTGCTTCCACCGCTTGATATATTCCCGTGGCTTATACATGCAGCCACAACTCGGACATACGAAAATATTCACTATAATCCTCCTAATTTTGTATTTTAATATCGTCAATAGGTAACTGAGTATTTCTCCAATCTGCAGGATAGTTCTGATAATCAGTATGCCTCACTATCGTCGTGTCAATTACTTTATTATCCTCGAAGAGTGCTTTATAGTTCTGCAGTGCACCGCTTCCGGGTCTCGTTACCGAGTCGCCGCTACTGGATACCGAAGTTGCATTGAAGTCTTTAAACTTTCGTTCATATAGGTATTGAATCAGGTATGCGTATGCCTGCAGGGTGTACTCATCATCAAGAGTTACGCCAGCTTTTGCCGAGTCCTTAGCTATTTGTAAAGTAGCCATAGCATAAAATCGTGTTGCATTACCTTGTCTCCGGCTGCTTGTAGCGTAGAGGATATTTGCGCTGGTGTTTGTCGGGGGTGTTGCTCCAGCTTCCGCGCTTGATTGCGCACTCAAATAAGTGTAATCCTCGATTGCTTCTATTACATCGTCTAAGTCAACCATGATTACCGCCTACCTATAGAACACGTACACTGTAAACGTCTTAGATGTATCTCCACTCGTTACCGTTGCTAACAGATAATCGTTAACAGCGAACTTTGCCCACTTGTTATCTCCGGCTACCGCGCCTGTTATTGCTGCATAAGGATACCTGTTAACGCTAGCTGTATTCACGTTGTAAGAGTCAATTGCTTCTCTTACTGTGCCTACTAGCGGCGTATATGATGTTAATGCGACTGTCGTAGCCGCGCCTACAGTGCCCTTATCATAAGCGATTTTTAATATCTCACCATTAACAATATTTGCTGATTTTACTGCCGAGTTACCGGAGCCGTCAGTCGTTACTGTTATCGCTTCTACTTTTATTGGGTCTATAATTTGTTTAGACATTTTCGGCTTCCTCCATTGCCTTTTGTGCTTGCTCTTTTTCTATCTCGAAAATTGATCTTACTATTGGCCGTGGCGTATTAATTGAGCCATGCATCCGACCGCCGCCTCTTAAGATTCCCCGCCTCAGGAAGTCCTTGATTTGGGGTGTCATCTTTAGTTCATATGTTTTTCCGGGGTATAGTTTCATATCGTTATCTAATACTAGAACTCCAGCCTGGAATTCTTCTTCAGATACCATGCCATTTTCACGTTGTTCCAGCTTCAGAAATTTTAGTTTCCTGGAGTATTCCGGCATGTTTACAAAAACACTGATTCCTATATGAACCTTGTAAGCCTCCGGGTTTGTCTCTGCCATATATAACCCACTATCAGGTAGTTCCTGATCTAATAGTACATCCAGATCAATCCTATTCCGTCTCTTCATGAAATTAATCTCTCCATAATTATTAATTATTCACTTAAAAATCAAGGCTGAGAAAAATAATCCGAGATAAAATAGTACCTCGGAAGGTGTTAAAGTTTAGCCTTGGTCAAATGATAGGCCTGCTTAAGACCTCTTGAAGGTCAGCATTATAATACCGCCTACCAAGCCGGTAAGTGTTGCACTAATATGAATGCCTACCTTATCTCCGACTGCTAAAACCAGGTTTGCGCCGGTTCCAGTAAGTGCCGGGCTTTGTGCGATGTTTGCGGTTGAGTCCATAGGTATTACTGCATTAAGCATAGTAGTACCGGACGTTGGTGCCGTTGTAGAGGCTGCCGCCGTCTTCTTGATATCAACAGTCGTACCGCCTGCGGATGCTACTGTATGGATTTCTCTAACTGCCGTTAAGGTATATCCTACTAACGGTGTCATGAAAACCCATTCATCAACGGTAGCCGCGTTAATTGGTACGGCCACTTCAATAGCCTGAGGTACAATTACTGCTCCAACGGTTAACTTATCTGCATCAGTTACGATTAGGGTTTTTGCCGTTGCTATTGTCATAGTTCCATTAATAGCTACCGCGCCCGTGCCGGTGGTAAAGGTTGCAGCTCCAGACATTGCAAGATTCTTTGCGGCTGCGATTGTGACATCACCATTAAGGGATACCGCGCCTGTGCCTGTGGTGAAAGTTGATGCACCAGACATAGTAAGATTCTTTGCGGCTGCTATGACTACGTTACCGCTCAGGGTATTGGTACCGGTTGCTGTAGTGAAAGTTCCAGCTCCACCGACATCCATAGTAAAGTTTTTACCGGCTGAAACAGTTACATCATTAGCGAAAGCAAGACCGCTATTGTAAAGGGTGTTGCCGTTAATCGTGGTTGCTGTTAAGGTTGTTATGGTTCCTGTGGTAGCGATTAATACCTTGCAGGAAAACCTATTCTTGATATCTCTGTCATACATTTTATAATTCCTCCTTTATAAAGGGTAGGCAAAGGGGTTTAGGTTCACCCCTTCACGATATGTAAGTTTATGCGCTGGCTCCACTGATGAGGTAAATATTTGGAGTGCTGGTAGCGTGCCACTTTGGTACTGCTATGCAATCATAGCCGTGTCTTAAGGTGGTGATCCAGCCCTCATCGTGTAGTCTGGTTGTCTCAGACATAGGGACTGTGGCGGGTGGTATATACTGAGCCGCTCTAACTGTCTGTGCACCTTCCAAGAACATGACAGCGTTAGTGCTCAGAGCATCGCTAGCGGTTAACTGCTCAATATCGATGTACTGCGCTCCGTCTGCATTCATGTATGGAGTATACGGGTACCAATTGATGTTCCAGGTATCCTTGAGGTAATCCTTCAGGTTTTGCTGCACGTTATGAATGAGATCAAGTTGATTGATTCCAGACATAATCTTGCTTGGGAATACCATGCCGTAAGCACTGGATTCCGGGTTTGTGCCTGTTTTGGACATTATGGTTTCAATACCTGTCATAATATCCTTCTCTACGTCTCCGGCTGCTACGTTCCAATATCCGGTAGCGGCGGAGGTGTTTTGATATCTAGCGACAAGCTCAGTTATCAGCTTATAGGTGTGGACTGCTCCGAAATATTTCAGAGCCATAGCCGCGCCTTCAGAGGCCATGTCATCTACGTAGATGTTTGCCCTTGTGGAATCAAGAATCTTGTAGCTAAACTTCTGAATCTTGATATCCTTGGTGACTCTGGTTTTGTTCCACCTGGTGGTAACTGGCGGGGTCTCAAGAGCTACATCCATCTGGCCGGGGTTCCCGTGCGTGGTAAAGAACTCTATTCTCTGAATGTCTACAGTCTTGGAGGGAAAAGCCTTATCAAGAACAGATTCTACCTGCATATCCAGGTTAATCAGTTCAAGAGCCTTCGGACCCCATCCTCTGATGTACTTATCGAGCTGCGCGGTTGTCATTGCGCCCATTTGCATAGCCATAATTCATCTCTCCTTAATAATTTTGTTATTATGTATTTATGTTTAAGTGCTGCCTATTGGACAATCGAGAACGACTTCCATCATTACCCCATCGGTATAGGCTTTGTTATCTTTTCCGACATAGTGACCTACTGCCTTAGGGGTGGAGGTTGTGGATGTATTCGCGTATCCGTTATTGGTTTGGCCTACGTAAACCTTGTCTCCAAACTGCATAGTTATAGATCCATCGCAGGGTACCAGAACGATAGCTCCAGACCCAATTAGGAAGAACGGATGATTATCCCCGACTACCTTTGCTACTGCAGATCCTAGTTGAACATCTATACTAGAATAAGCTGCCACTACGAAGACTGTATCGGTTACACCGTTGCATACTGTCATTCTTCCGCTGCCGTCGTCTTTGTAGAGCTTACCCTCGTAGATAATTTCTGCAGCGCACGGCAGGCTCATCATTTTAACGCCTGTAAATCTTACATCTGCCATATGTTTAGTCTCCTTGTTTTATTTTGTTTAAGCTACGTTATCCGCGCCTGGCTGAACATCAAGGTAAACCTCAATGAGATCGCCGTCGCTAGAACTAGTTACTAATCCGCTTGGGCCTGCATAATGGCCTATTGGCCTGCTCGTAGCGTGAGCTGTATCTACCATGCCGTCAACCAAATCTGCCAGGTAAACCATCGGGTGTCCGGTCCAAGTTCTGGATGCTATGCTGGCTACAGTTACAATCATCTTGCAACCAAGTTCTGCGAAGCTCCAGTTATCGCCCGCTGTCAAAGTCTTTGCTGTAGCTAGCTGTGGATCTAAAGAGCTAGCGAGTGCGACCGCAAAAGCAGAGTCGCCCTTTGCCGTTATGATAGTCATATATCCGTCTGCAGTGTACTTGTAGACATATCCTTCTACAATAGCTTCTGCAGCGCACGGTAAAGACCTACCAACCCGGCCCATATCTTTAATAACGCTCATAGTACTATTCCTCCGGGTTTTGTTTAAGCTGCTCTATGCGCCCTCATAAGAGCTAGTGCGTCCTCTGTCTTAGGGAGAGCCGCGAGAACTTCATCAGCATTCTCTACAACGTCCTTAAGAGGAAGGTCTACGTGCTCCGCGCCTAAGGATACCGCTCCGTTAGTTACTGGTGCGGGTACTAAAAGTTCTCCGAGTCTCTTGGCGTGGTTCATTACCAGTTCCATCGGGTCTTTCATGAAGACTGGCATAAGCTCAGTTTTCGCCAGCTCCCTAGTAGACTCCGGGAATTGAGCCAGGAATCCTGTTTCCTTAGCTGCAAGTTCATACTTAGCTACTGCCGCCTTCGCGGTAATAAGTTCCTGGTTAACGGTCTCAATAATCTGTGCCTGCTCAGTCATCTTTGCAGTCATGCTATTTACCTGGATACCCATTGCTTCTAACTGCTTCTTCATATCTTCAATCTCTGCCATATTATTTGCCTCCGTTTGTGAATTTTGTGAAACTACAACGTCAGAATCTTTTTTATCTGCCGCTTTTATTGCTTTTTTCTTTTTCATCTGGTTGCCTTCGTCGTCTAGCTTCGGACTTCCGTCTTCATTTAAGACTAGCTCTTCATCGTCGGCGCAATTGCATACTTTATCTTTCTTAGAATTCATCGATAAACCACATCCCTGATCTGGCGTACATGCCGGGTTAGCTACTATGGCAATGTTATTTGGCGCATAGTTCTGCTCTTCTTTAATATATTTTACTCCGTCTAGTTCGCCTTTGGTATCTATTAAATCGCAAAAGTAAGTACCAGATACTCCTTTTACTTCTCCGTTTTCTATCGCAGTTAATAACCAATCCGGGCAAAGATCCTCATAAATGTGAGCATCTCCTACTATCTTTTCGCCCTTCATATCCCAATGCGCATTAGTAACGGCTCCAACTCTGAAAGTTTTATTAGTAACTATAACACTATCAGGGTGGTCTTGTATGCTGGTTGCATCTTTAATTACAATTGGAATATTCCACCACCTAGCGGATTTTTCTAATGCTTTTGGTGTTTTTAGATAATCATTAAACACGCCTGCCTTCATGATGACAATAGGCTTAATAATTTCTCCATTTTTCTTTTCCATTTTGTTTGAGTTAAGACAAATACTTTCACTAGATTCCACTTTTGTTATGATCATCTTTTCACCTCCACTAAAATTGAGTGGCCGCAATAGTGCGGTTTCATGCTGCATCCTATGCACCAGTGACGCGCATTGCAATTTTCGCAGCATAATTTATGACATATTAAGTCTGGGTGGACATCGCATTTAAACATCTTTACCATCTTCTTTTTTGGGATCTATGGCATATTTGCCATTACCAAAAAACCAATCTGCATAATCATCTGTATTCTTTTTCTGCTCCGGGGTCTGGCTCATTTTCTCAGCTCCATCATGTGGTTAGGGTTGAAGTTTTGGAGTGCTTCAAGTCTTTGGGTCTCCAGGCTATTAGTTACTGCCTTAGGCCCGATATGAACAAATCCATCATTATCTTCTGCTATCTGTAGAGTGCCTTCCTTAACTAAAGCTAGCATAACACCTTTTTCAGCCTTGGAAAGACTCGAAGAAAATTCTGAATATAATAAAGGCTTAGATATTCTAACCGCTTCGGATATGCCCGCTCCTGCCGATTTTTGCATCATACCATGAAGTCTTTGCCCGTCGCCTACTTTATCGAGTACCTTCTTGGCAACTACTCCTTTGGTAGATCCGAGTTTGCCCACTTCAGAATGAAAACCTGTAGCATGTAAGGCTTCATCTAATCTCTCGCTAGTAACGTCTTTTCCGCCGCCACTACCTGAGGCAAAGAGTCCTTTGCTATCGTGGTTGGGGTTGAAGTTTTGTACTGCTTGCTCTTGTACTAACATGAGGTTCATATCGTGTTTAGCCTGCTCAATATGGCTATTCTTAACTGCTTCAAAATCAGGCCTGTTATTCTTCTTAGCTTTCCGCCTCATCCAGCCTTTAGAATATCTGCCAATCTGAGCCGTTGTCATTGCGCCCATACCTGTATCACTCATAAAAATCAACTCTTTGGTAATCCCATATTTACGACTGGTATACTTGAAGCATCCGATTTAGTGATCTTTACTAATGGATCGGCAACGGCAGATACATGCCAGCCTATCTTATCTCCTACTAGCACCTCATAGTTCCGCCTGGGCTTCAAGGGTATGATTAGATCTACCTGGCTACCAAAGCGCACGGCAGAGAACGGATAACCTTGAGCTATAAATTTATCATTTTCTTTGAAGGGAATTATAGCGCCTACGTCTGCATCGGCTATTTGGACAATATAATATTCTTGTCCTATTTCGTTATCAAAAACCGTGTTAAGCATTCGCTCGTTATAAAAGAGGTACTCCATGCCTTCGGTATCGGGGTGATCATTTGCCTCTATGAGTGCCAGCTCTACAGATGTCATAGTCATATTATCAATCTTCAGCTTTGGAAGATCCTTAAACGACAGGTAGCCGGAACTTGGCATAAAATTAATATGCTCATCATACATTGTCATGAATATACCGATTACTATAAATTCATCATCATATAGATCGGTTCTAATCAAGTCTTTGATTTTCAAAGGGGTTCCATGAACATTTATGATTTCTTCCCGGTTTTTGATATGCTTAACGTAGAGGATAACACCGTTGGCTGGGCTAAATAATACCTCTTTGTTGATGAAAATTGGAACTAGGCTTTCCCGGTGAAATCCTTTCTTTAAGATATCTGCCATAGACATCTTTCGGATTTCCGCTATCTCCGGGGATACAAGCCAGTCCTTCAGAAGTTGCATTATGGATACCTCAGTTTTACTTTGTCGTAGGTAAGATGCATACACATGCAACTAAGAGCCGCGCCAGACTTAGCATATTCTGACAAATCGATGAAAACCGGCTGCAGGCCATACTTTCTGCAAATATTAACTACTTCGTTGTTCTGTGGATCTATTGCGTCGGTGTTAAAGTTGACTGCCGCGCTAGTGAAAAACACTCCGCCGATCCTTAAACTATTACACATAGAATCATAGGCAAATCTCTTAGAGACTGGTATGACAGTAGCAACTTTTTCAATTGTATCAATTGTCTTCTTATCAATAGTCTCAGTGCTTAAGAGAACGGTCTCAGTATCTAACATGAATATGCTACAATCAACGTGGTAGAGATAAGGATCAGATTCTTTGAGAGGAATAATTTTCATATCATATTTATCTTCCATCCAGTTAAGAGCCGCCTTAGATGTTCTTTGTCCAAAGCCTCCAACGTAAATGTTATCTCGGAGCCACTTCAATTCAGCTTCGCCCTCAAAATCGTAGGGACACTGAATATAGTCATAGTCTAAGGCCTCTAATAGATCATCTACGACCTTTTCTTCCCCGGCCCTGCCTTCTGCCTTCCAGTTAGCTAAAACTGCCGTCTTATCGAGGTGAGGTAAGACACAAGCCACGTTAGCCACATAGACTTGATCCTGCAGGCCCTTCTTAGGTGGAAGTTGCCACACAAAAGCTTGCTGAGAAATAGCAGTATATAAATCCCAATATTGTTTCATTGCAATATCGATATTAACTTCTATCTCATCCTCCGGGTATGCCTTCATCCAATCATTATTTTTTATTTCACTAGACATATACTTCGGTGGACACATAACTATTTCTATTTTCGTCACTCACTCACCTCCCTGTAAACATTCCAAAGCAATCTTTGCATTCGTAGTGCTTCGGTAATCCTGTTTTTCCTTCATATTCCCTTTGTGGCAGTAGTACCACGTTAGCACTACCGCACTGAGGACATTTTAATATAACGTGGTCTACATACATCTTAGTAACCTACTGCATGAAGTTGATTCACGTACCAAGTCCAAGCCACATTAATATCTGTGGTACTGGATGGACCTATTTTGTGAGACATTATGTTAGCTTCATCGGTGGAGAATCTCATTCCGACCGCTGTTAATCCCATACTCATAGAATACTCATACTGTCCGGGGATCAGTGCACCGTAAGCATCATGCCCTGGCATACAAGTCACTGTTATTATGGTCGTGGGATCATTGGCCCATGTACCGGTATTAATATCAGTCTCTACCGTTCTCAGTGGAATAAGAGCCGCCTTAAATTGCGCTTCATTAAACACATTTGTAAACACCGGGGCTTTTAGATCCTGGTTTAGCATTCCTGTTATGACTACCTTAGGTGATGTCGTATCGTAGCCGGTTGGAGTGACCATTGAGGTATCCACTGTTGCGGGTTTATCTTGTGTTGCTGGTGCTACTGTTTTGGCCGGGGTGTTATTAACTGCGACTGTGGCCGGAGTCGCTGTAGTTGCAGTATTTGTTGGTATTTCGTATACTGTTTGCTCTGCTCCGGGGTCATATATTCCTAGTGGTGTTGTCATTGATGTATCTACGCCAGGTGTTGCCACTACTGGAGTAACGTTATCAACTACTGGAGGTACATTATCAACTACTGGTGACATTCCCGATAGAAATCCAGCTATTCCACTGGTATAGATATAATCATTATGCGCCGTTGCTGGCATACAGAACATAAACATAATCGCAATTAAAATTATATACTTCATCATTTCACCTCATTAACTTCCTTAAACATAGTCATAATCATTTCTGCTTTGTTATCCTGGAAATGACTTAGTGCTACGTAGTGTACCATTGCTTCCTCTTCATACATAATTATCACTTCTTTAATTTCCTTATCCTGAATCCGTTGCAGGGAAATACCGGATTATTATTAATCTTTGGACATCTCCCTGGTAGATTTATTTTCCAGTAGCATAGTGCACAAGTTCCCCATAGGTTCTTAGGTACTTTCATCGATGTACTCCAGCCAGCATTTGCATCCTATTCCTTCAGGAATCATCAACCCATTACTAAAGGCCTCATTTAGTGGCCGGGATTCGCCCTCAATTAGGTGAGCCTCCCTCGGAACTATACTGTTTCCCCGGTGCCAGACTTTAGTAATTTTGGCGTCGGTTTCCTTAGCATAGTTTTGGACATAATCATTTGTGCCATTAACACTAGCGGTATGCTGCTCGTTATCCCAAATCAGTTTAGCACGTTCCGGGCTGCCTATAAAAGAGTTATCGAGAAGGGTTTGAAATTCCGGGAATGACATATCTTTGCCCTGCTCCAGCAAAAGCTTGAAGTTGGCCTTATCCGTGTCATCGAGGGTTTTAACTAACTCTAAACCGTGCTCTTGATAGTATTTCATTACAGAGCTGGAGTTTAGAGAGTAATCGAGGTTAAGGCTTGCGGCCCCAACCTTTTGGCCGTCCATGTAATCCTGGGCTACTGATTTTTCCCAAACATAATTCCATACCTTTTCGTTAAGTTCACTAACATTATCCTTAATACCTTTCCATAAATTATTGAAGTCCAATATCACCAACACCAAAACCCATTTAAATCACTCTTATTCGTTTTCATCCCACGGCATAAACCCGGCTTCCTTGGCCCACGTTGCAAAAAGGTGAGCTTTTTCTGCCATTAGCTTCTCCAGCTCGGCAGGGGTCTTTTTATCAGATGCATTAGTTATAAAGTTTTCGACAAGAGAGTTTTTGAGTGGCTTCTCTTGTTTGTCTTTTACCACTTCTCCCTTGTCGGTCTTAACGTTCTTTCCGCCTTTGCCTTTAACGTCTTTAGTTATAGTGACATCAACAGGTTTGACCTGAGTACCAACCGGGTTCTTTCCTGGAGGTACCGCGCCTTTCTTTTGCGCTAGTCCTGGCGGTACTTGGCCGGGTTGCCCTGGCGGTACGCCTGCCTTAGATGCTAAGGTCGCGTTAAACTGATCCTGCTTAGCTTGTGCGTCGGATGCATCCTTTTCTTCTTTGGCTGTTTTGTCTTCCTCGGACATTGGCGGTTTGCCTGCAATCTCCCTAATCTCATCCTCAGTGAATAGATTAGTCATACCAAAGGCTATTGCAGCCCGCTTGAATAGCTCGGACTCATCTGTCGGGTCTAACTCTTTCCATTCAACTTCAACTTTCCAGCCCTCGTAGCCGTTCTCTTCTAATATGGTATTCCACATCTCAATAAACGTCTTGGCTACTCGCTCTCTCCAGCCCTCGGCAATCATCATGAGTAGCTCTAGACCTGCAGCGTTAGACTTTCCGAGTCCACCACTTCCACCGTTTTGAGACTCTAAGAAGTCCCTCGGCACTAAAGCCTTTAAAACTCTCTCTTCATAACTCGTTATTACCTGCATAGGGTCTATACAGAGTTTATAATCTAGTGGCACCGGCGTTATGCATGATGGCGCTACCATAGCGTTATTTTTGCCGTGGTTAACTGCGATCTTCTTTCCCATTTCAAAAGCTGTAGCGGGACTCCATAAGCCTTGACCCTGGGCTGCCGGGTTGTCTCTGTATTCTTCAATTTTGATCCAGAGTAACGGCGCACCGGCCCGGTGTACTGTTTCCATTAGTGCCATATCTGCATAATCAAGCTTCCTGATTAGAGGCATGACTTTTTGAACAAATGAGTCGCCGTCTACTTGTTCTGAGATTTCATCCTTAAGATGAATCACATTTTTTGTCGGAATCTGGATAGGTACGGATATCTGGTTTTGCTTCTGCCAATACTCAAAGGTATTGGTCTGCTTGTCGAAGACAATACCATAAAGAATATCACCCGTTACATATCTCTGGATATCCATTCTTCCTATAGGTCTTTCACAAAAAGAATAAGCTGGAAGTCTCTTGAATATCACCGGGGCTATCCAATCTTCAATTATGCCCTCGATCCGCTCGAAAACCGCGCTGCCATAGATAAATTCGTCGTAAGTAGCCTGCCTCATTCTGAGAATAGTCTTTACTACTTTACTATCTATCCTATCTATTTTGCTTTGGACTTCATCAATGTCATCCTCGGGAATGTCTTTTGCTTTATCCTCTGGAGGAATTGGTTTGATCTTTGCGCCGTTAAATGCAAAGTCATCAATCTGTCTTAGTATTCTTGAAAGTAGATAGTGCTTCCCTGCGTGTCGCACAGTGTCCACCGTTATCAGTGGATTGATAAAGTAAATATCAGTATTAGGGAATTCCATACCCAAAGAACTATTTTTATTCGCATTCATCAGTGCGTTTGGGTCATTTTTTATTGGTTCATAACGTGTACCATTTGGTAGCACTAAAACATAATCATCTGCAAGATTTGGCTGATTAATAGCCGGGTCGTGCGATTTCTGTTTAGCTATATTCCTTGGCAATTATTCTCACCCCCTTATTAATTTAGTTCGGTCCAGGCTATTGATATAGTGTCGACCTGATCGTCGTGTTCTGTAATCGTTATAATAGGGTTAACGAAGTAGGCATTATCTCTTGATTTCATTTTATTGTTTGGCAATTATTTTCACCTCAATTTTTATTCCGGCCACGGAACATCTTCAATGTCCATGCTACTATCATTACCGAAATCGCCTAAGCTTCCACTATTACCAGAAAATACTCCAGTTATAGCGCCCGCTCCCTGGGGTATTCCTAACACGGCCCAGGCTATTGACATCGCGTCTATCTGATCGTCATGTTCTGCAACAGGAAATCCAAAAAGCTCAGTCTCAAACTCTGGAGGAAGTCCTCTAACATGATAGACTTCTTTGCGCTCGTACCGGGCCTCTAAGGGAGCAAATCTAAAGATCTTATCCTTATTTGCTGGCACGCCTACGACAGCGTAGTTTGTGGCCCTGGATATAGTTTGAACCATAACGTCTTGGTACCCGACTTTCTCAATACCTATATACGAGGGATTCCATTTATCTGCCTGTTGTTTGATAAAAGCAATTTGACTCTGAAATGATCCGCGCATTCTTCGGACATCCAAAACATAGACGCTGCCTTTGACATCCCGGCCCAGAATAGCACAAGCAGTATAATCCGCTGTTTTCTTCTCGGATATTGCCAGGTCAACACCCATTGATATTGACATCTGATCCAGAACGGATTTCTGAGGCATATCCAGGTAACGATCTTCGAGCCACGCACGTTGTATCCTCGCGCCTGCAGATGATACGAACTCTGCCATATACTCGCGGCGGAATGTAATGCTTGGAGTGTCTACCTTAACATCATCGATCTCAGAAGCATCTATAAAAGGATTAGTATAAGACGAATAACTCCAGCTCTTATACTGTGGATTATCACCTTTTTGGCCTTTTAGCCAAAATTTATGAAACCACCCGTTTTCTATATTAGGAGTGGAAATTAAAATAGCGCCGCCTTTGTGGTCAACTAAAGTAGGACGTAGAACTTCGTTCCAGGTCTTACCGTTGTTCTCGGCTACTTCTTCAAGAAAGTCTGCTTCGTCTATAATCATATAATCCAGGCCCTCACCTCTCGAAAAATCGGCCCGGTTTGCTGACTTGAAGGCAATGAATCCCCCGTTAGGAAGTTCAATCTTCTTGGGTTTGGTTCTGCTAATGATTAACTTAGAATAGAGTGCGGGGATCTGCCTAAATAAAGCCTCGATCTCTCCAAAGCCCAGGTCACACGCAGTATAGGACGGTGCAACCCACCAAACCTTTTTGCCACGCATAGCTTTAT